TCATAACTCTTGTTTCGAGAAATCAAGAGCGAAGGGAGGGGCTTACATGGAGTTAGTCGAACAGTTACAGTTACCTTTGGTGGAATCTGAGGAGATTTTTGCCAAGGGTAAGATTGTGAAAAATATATCTTATCAGATTCCTGATATGGATGTCGTTATGGAAATGTGTCGTTCGCGATACCTTGAGAAACACCAAACTAGAGAGATTCTAGAGCAATTTGCTATGTTCTCCGAAATGATACCTAACTTTGATAAGTTAATGGATGTCAAACCGAAGACCGCAGTTATTCCTCTATCTGAACCTCTTAAAGTTCGTGTTATAACCAAAGGTGAAGCTTTACCCGCATATGCTGCAAAATCACTTCAAAAGTCTATGAAGTCTTATATCAATCGTTTTCCTTCACTTGTTCTAACCACTCGCCCTTTAGAGGTCGAGGATTTTAGACGAGTTTGGGCTTTCGAAAAGGTAATTGAGACTCGATTTGACTTAAAACTTGATTTTACAGACCATGTTTCTGGGGATTATAAAGCTGCTACAGATAAGCTTAATATTGAGTTTACAAAACTTATATTTGAGCAATTTCTGGAAGCACTTAATGTCCCTGAAACCGACAGAGCAGTTTATCGCGAGGTTCTTTATGAACAACGCCTTTATTATCCTGCTCCATATACTAGGTTTCTTAGAAGATCTGATGTTGCGCACTTCGACCAGACACCGTCGGAAAAGCTCTTTTCTGTTGATCAACAAAATGGTCAACTTATGGGCTCTATCCTTTCGTTTCCGGTTTTATGTATTGCAAATTTAATTTGCTACAAATGTGCCCTTGATGAATATATTAATCTTAACAGAAAAGCAGGTACACCTAAACGCTACGTGAGTGTTTTTGATTTACCTTGTCTTGTCAACGGTGATGATATTTACTTTCGTTCAAACCCGGTTTTTTACCAGATTTGGCTTAAGTACATTACAATTGCCGGTTTTGTCCTTTCTGTTGGGAAGAATTATGTCCATAAATCAGTTTTTACAATCAATTCACAGTGTTTTACGTATAATACGGCGAAGGACTCGTTGTATGAGACCACTTACCTGAACGTCGGTCTTTTGATCGGCCAATCTAAATCAGGTGTAGTAGGTGAGAAACTCCCCACTTGGGACCTTTATAATAAGGTCTTAAAGGGTTGTTATAACAAACTCTATACTCATAACAGGTTCCTATATTATCATTCTGATAGTATCGCCCAGATTTCTAAAAAGGGTAATTACAATTTATTTCTCCCAAAAGTTTTAGGTGGTCTTGGATTTATAAGGCCTTCCCCGGATGTTCCGGTGAAGATTACCTCTTTCCAGCGACAACTTGCGACTTATTTCCATAACAAGGTTACACAAGCTTATTTGAATCCCACTGTGGGTCTTAAGCTTAGTCAAGCAACCTTGATCGATGAGAATAGTCCCATTGCCTACGATCCATATCTTGGTGAATCAGTTCTACAATTTATAAAGAAAGGTGAAGATATCCCTGGTGGGTTTAATCTTCCGAATCTTTTAAATAGTCCAGAACATTTAATGATACACCAACTTGAACACATGACACCCAAATTGGCGTTCCGCTCGATTAATACTTCAATTCTAAGGGACTTTCGTTCCTCTGAGTCGAGTAAGTATCGTGGCAAAGAATGCTGGTTCGGTTTTGAAGATTGTGTTTCAGGTAATTACCCGTATATCCTTGTCAAACGGGAATTAGATGATGTTGAAACTATGGAAGAGAATCTC